ATTCTCCCATAAACCAAATAAATTCTGATTTTTTGGATATGTGGGTGTTATGAAATATTTTTTAATACCAAACTTGTCATAATTAGATACAACAGTTCTCATGTTATAACCTAATAATTTACCATCAAGCCAATATCTTAATGGTATAATATTTCTTTTATGAATATTGCTATATGCTAAACCAAATTCATCTATGGTTGGTTGTGTGATTCCTTCTTTAAATAATTCAATATGAATAAACGGAATATAATCCATTTGTTCAATTTCATTTATATCAGCTAAATCCTCATAATCAGGTGTTGAATTACGAATAACCTTTTTAAATACAGCCAAAGGATCAATTTTCTTTTCCTTTTTTACTTCCTTTTTAAAAGTTATAGGTAAGTCAAATAACTTATGAAGATATTTAATCGCATCACTGAAATCAAAAGTTTTGTTATCTCTTGATAAGTTATACTGTACAAGAGTAAAAATATCGGGTGAAAATGTACTGTTTTTTCTAAAATATTCTTCTCTTGTATAGTTAATAACATTTAAATACTTGTCGTTAAAGACAAGAATACATGAAGGATTGTCACCATCGACATTCCCACAAGAATAGTATTCTTTATTTTTATTCAATTTTATATGGTGACATCCTATTTCGTTTAAGACAAAATCTACTTTGTCATTTTCATAAATGTATTCTTTTAAATCTTGTGGTGTCATTACTTCATATCCTTTTTAAAAATCTACTGGAACAGTTGTATATCCTATTTCTTTTAAAATATTTCTTGATAAATCATGTTCTATAACTATTTGATACTGATTTGCCGAACCTTCACGGTTTTTAACAATAAATATTATTTGATAATGTTTTTTAGGATCAAGTTTTACTGGAACTTCAGACCTTTTATTAATCCCTTCTCTACGTAAAACTTTTAATGCTCTTTTACCTCCAGGTTTTTCATCATCAAACATTGTTCTAATCATTAAACAAGTTGAAGCTGGATCGACAATATTTTTAGCCATACCAATATTATCTTGAGTATAATATCTTTGCATTGAACTTCCTTTACTTAATTGAAAAGTAATTAAGATATGTAAATTTTTACTTTCAGGTTTAACTACATCGTTGATCTCAACCATATTTTGTTGCATTTGTAACCATGATTGCTCATTGGTTGAACCAGCATCCATCTTATAAGTATCAAGCGCAAAATATTTAACACCCATAGCCGAATATTTATTAATGAATCTTTAAATTCTTCAGTATAATTACCGTCACGAACTGTTTGTTTTTGCATATCAATATCTAAAATATTATTCGCAACATATACTAAAAATTCTCTTTGCCATTTTTTTAAACCGTCTTCATTCAACATAATAACAATTCTTTCATCGTGTTCAATAATGCTTGGTATAACAGTATTTCTTAAAAATGCTGATTTACCAACATTTGAAAGTCCACCTACTAAAGTAATTGAACCCATATATTGACCACCAGTTTCATTTGTTAAAATAGGCATATTGTGATATGGTAAGCCGACTGCCATTCCTTGATCCAATTCATCAATTAAATCATCAATACCAGTTGAAATACCATAAGTAACAATATCTCCTTCAGCATTAATAAAAGTATCATTCATCAAACAGTTATATTCATCAGCGATTTCATCAATTGTCATATCTGAAAATTCA